GTGTATGTACCAAAAATATTGCCAAGTGTAGTAGGAGTCGTCGGTGTTGTTGTTGCTGGTGTCGTTGGCGTTACAGGAGTAGTCGGAGCAACTGGTGTAGTTGTTGTACCACCGCCAGTTGTTCCTACTGGAGTGGGTGGTTGTTCTATTGATTGCAAGGTTTTTGGATCTCTAAGACCAGATGCAAACTGACCAGCATAAGCAACGTCTTGCATTGTTATCTTACCATCTTGATTCGTGTCATATTCTTTACGATATTCTGGATCACCGCTTACAGAAGCGATGTATTGAGCAATTTCATCTTGCGCAACAGGAGCAACAGGACTGGGTGTAAACGGATTTCTGTTCATCAAGCTCTGGAAATGCGTCAGTCTTTGTTGCGGATCCATGATGTCGCCCTGTGTTTGTTGATACAGATCATGCATTTTTGGTCCCATATAACTACCATAACTACTATATGGAAAGGAAGTGGGGTTTTCGGGATCCCATTGGGTAGGATCATAGTCTGCAAGGCTGTGCCACATGTCGGTTGGACCAGGCAATCCTGGGGTTACTGGATTCAGCAACATTCCCTGATAGCCTGTTATGTCTTTGTTTTGTAAGTTTGGATCTTGCAGATACCAAGCGTAATCCTTCATTGCCTGTGGATCCATCCAAAGCGGATCTGGACTAGCAGGATCGTAATATCTTTCCTCTCTTGGGTCCCGCATCATCATGCCCCCAGTCTGGTTTGCTCGATATGCATGTTTGCTACCGACACCATAAGGATCTTCTGTGCCAAACCCATAAGGGTCAAACTGGGATGGTGGAGGTGGAGGAGATCTCCATCCTATAATGCTGTTTCCATCAGGATTATATACTGGAATCATACCTGGTCTTGGTGGTTCTTCTTTTGGCTGGTCAAAAGAGGGTGGCATCATTGCGTTTGGTAAATTTTGTCCTGCACTCACAATACCACCAGCCTGCCAACCACGACCACCACCTCTAGGAGCACCGCCTCTAAGGGCAGCTTGCATTTGCAATTGTCTTGGTGTTGGTGTCTGTGCGATTCCACGAAATGGATCAGCGATAATGCCCCAGCCTTTAACTGGGTCTGTGTATCTACCTGGCATAGTTTTTTACCATGATGTTAAGGGTCATGGTAAAAATAATACTATGTATGGCGTTAGATTAAAACAAATTTAAGGTTTTACACATCAATTTTGCCATCTTCGTCTATGGCTATGCCCATTTCTTTTAAGCGAGCCCTAATGTTTGCTCTACGAGTAGCTCCGTCTTTCATGCTCTGACCTATTTCCCTAAACTCTTTAACTGAGTCAGCAACATGAGTGTCTTTTGTTGTTTTCGCTTTCGCCATCACTTTCGCCATTTCATTCACCTTTGGTTTTTTGTTAATAATTTCTTTTTGAACCGAGGAATCGCCAACATTTGCTTGAGACGCAAGTACAACTCCCCGATCCTTTTTTCCTTTATCATCAGGATTCCATATCCCCAATGAGTTCTTGGTAGCTAACATCACTAAGCCACTGATGGCAAATAGAGAGCCGAGGGTGCAAGACAGGCTTACCGCTATGGCTTGAATATTGCTGTTAGTTGTTCCATCCATAAAACTGCTATATCCCCACCACATCATAGGCACAGATAGTGCTAGTAAAATAATTGCTTGTTGCCGCCTTTTAGTCATTTGTTTCTCCTTAAAATTCATGGTCATCGTATTTTAAAAGGCAGAGTGCGGGTATCGCAAAGCACAACACAATGCCAATAAGTCTTAAAACCTCAAGTGCGGTTTCGTTCACGCCTCTCCTTTATGTAGTCGTAAAGATAGACAGGCAAAAAGCACAGCCCAAACAGAACCAGCAGAATTATCTGCCACCATTTGAAGTAGAGATACATTTATTCAGGGCTCTCCTTGTTAGCCCACAGTTTCCTCACTATCTTAAAGCACATCTCGTTGTTGTATGGTTGTTCCGATAGGTTTTTCGCAAACTCATTGACCGCTTCGGTAATGATGTCCCTCTCGTTAAGGGAAAAACTGTATTCTCGTTCTGCCTCCATGTTGTCAATCATGGTGATTTAATTTTTCTAGCGACTCGATCTTTTGTTCCAGCTTTTCGATGTATATATCCTTTGAAGTTAGCGTCTTTTGCAAATGTTCATTTGTCTTTTGCAAATGTTCATTTGTTCTGCGCAAACGATTAGCCATTTTTTCAAAGTATTCCACTTGGGCTTTGTTAGTCCAAGCCTTTTCAGTTGAGTATTGTTCTTGCTTCTTCACTGATTCTCTTTAGTTCCCTGTCAACCAAATGTGCTATCTGCGCTGACTTTTTCCTACGCTCAATAGTACACAATTTAGACAGCTCGGCAAAAGTCTCTGTATCAATTGATAGAGTCTTAAACTTAGCTTTCTTTTTCGTTGGTTCTTCCACCTTTCTTCTCCTCTTCGATATAAATCGAAATTAATGCGTAATGTATAACTTTAAACATATCCCTTTTTGACTTGCCTGCTTTTTTTCCGTATCGCTTTGCATACCTTATAATGTTGCCAACACAAAAGCCTTCTCCATGTCCAGCATCTATGATGACATCAGTTGCCTGGTATTCTCCGTCACTGTAATGAGTTTTGTAAGTGCTATTTACATACTCATAGAGCTCACCTAAGAGCTCATCTTCTCTAAACCTGTATTCCACTTAGTATCTTTTGCATCCTTCAAAGAAAAAATCATCTGTCCAGCTATCTTCAACACCTTTCTCCAGCGCTGGCAGACGATCATCTATGGAGCCAAAAAACATATTGTCCAAACCAAAAAGCCACAACAGGTATTCAAAAAAACTTATCTTGATCCCATGTGGAGATCTGGTCGCTATGTGTTCAAACAGGGCTATAAATTTAAATTTCATTTTGTAAGTATAGCTACTAAATAGCACATTGCAAGTGCTTTTACGCTATTTTTAATATATTTCTAGTCTAAGAGTAGCGATCACGATCAGATGCACTGCCATGCATGTGTTGACCATCGCCTCGGTCAAAAGGACCGCCTGGTACATCAAGCCACTTAGCAGACTGTGATCCTTTGGAGACACACTTCCTGACCTTGCCATCATTAAGCAATTGCTGTAGCAAATCCCTTATGGAGTTCTTGGGCAACGTGTGAAACTCGGTGCTGAAGGTGTGCCTGAGCTCCCACACGCCATTCATGCCAGTTGATGTGTATGGATAGCCTTCCACAGCTCTCGCTGCTATGGTGTGGGTCATCTTCTCAAGCAACATGGCAGTCGGTGTGGTAACTTCGATAAGATCTCTGTTCCTGTATTCCAACAGCCCTGTTTCCTTGTTCCTGATAAAGATCCTGACCCCACGATCTGTTGGACCATTCGACTTGACCACAGCCCCAGCGTAAGCAATGTTACGTTCATAATTCATCTTCAGCTTCTTGCATATCTTCCTGCCATCAGTTTCATCCAGTTGCCAAAAGGCAAAAGCGCCACGCATTCCATCCACAATCGCAGTGGTTCCTCTTATTGCATGTCGGGCTTGCTCTGGGGTCTTGATGCCATCCCTTGCACTGCCTTTTGCCATGTGATGGCAGACAATGACAGTAGCATTGAGCTCGGTAGCCAGCGATGCCAACATGCCAGTGGCAAATGCACCTGCTGCTGGATCGGCATTGATGTCGGCATGGACAAAAGATGCCAGTGGATCAAAAACCACCAGCTTTACATTGTGGATTGAGTTTAGTTGTTTTCTTATTACATGCCATTCTGGAGTAGCAGCGGGACCATCCCTACTATCTTGAACTATCGCAAATGGACCGCCTGCATTGGGTAAGGGGATAATGAATAACCCATGCTTGGAGTTTTTTCTGCGGTTTTCCTTGTCGATCTTCTCCAATCGACGATGAATTTCGTCCTTATCGTCTTCGGCTGTAAAAATTACAGCGTTGCCATTAGATAGAACAGCCCCGCCTAGAGCTTCTTCAACTTTGTTGTTGGATCCTGTAGCGACCTTTACCGCCAGATCCAGCGTAACCATTCCCTTGCCAGAGTCTCCCATACCAGCAAGGATGATTGATGTGGACAAGGGAAACGTCCCTTCCACTAAAAATTCCTGTTCGGGAGCTTTGCCTTGGTAAATATTAGCCTGCCAGTCCTGTATCCTGAAAGATAGCTCACCTTTCGGCAACTGTGCGGGCTCTGTCTGGCTTAATATCTCCAGCTCTATTCCTTCCGTTACCGCATCAGCAGCATCCCAGCCTTCGGGCTTTCCGCTTGGTATTTTTATTACCTGCACATTCTCAACACCAATCTCCCTGAGATAAGCACCTGCTTTTGACCCATACATGACACCAGGGGCATCATTATCACTCCAAACGATAATCGATTTGTCCAACAGTGGCGACCAGTCCGTTTTCTCAAGCGGAGCTTTGGAGCCACCCATTGCGGTGGTTGCGACAATGCCTCTTGCCTGCAATGCATCCACACATTTCTCGCCTTCAACCAACACCACGTTTTCCGAGCCACTGACAGCAACCAAGTTATATAAGGGTCTGGGTATCGGCATTCTGTTCTTTCCAGCCTTGGCATCCCAAGGTCTAAACTCTTTCGTGCCATCTGGAAGCTCGTAACGATAAACAACACCGAGCACAATGCCTTTTTCATCAGTGTACTGATACTGGGCTGCGGGTGGCGGGAGAGACCTGCTTTTATTGCTGTTGGGGTTTTTAGTAGCAGATTTCTCCCTGAATGGACGACCCAAAAAGCGTTCTACTTCTTCACAGGTATCCCTAAAGTCCATGTTTCTTTGTTTCTGCCAGACATCTATCAGGTCGCCAAACTTTTCGCCAGTAGCAAAGTCTTCACCAACCCCGATCTTGCCTTCAGCCATTGATATTTTCAGTGACCTGCCAGCCTTTCCATGCAACCCACCAACGACAAATTCAGAGCCTTCCTTTTTGCCATTGGGAAACAGATAGGACAACACCCCGAATGCCTGTGCATTCATGTCATCCTTTAGTCTTCGGATATAGTCTTCGCTGGTTAGTTGCCCAGACGCATAGTGTCCTTGTGGTCTGGCATCATTTAGGTCGTATAATTTAGTTTTTTTATCCTTCTTCATTCCAACATCTTTCGTAAAAATCACACCAGCGACAAAAATAATAGTCGCTGTTGTTTGCAACTCTGGGCATTAGGGTGCTTGACTGAACTGCTGATAAGATATTGGCGGCTTTGTCACTAATTCTTTGAGCGAGTTCATTATTAAATGGTATTACTTCATGGTAGAGCTCGCAAGTATTTTTGTTTACCACAGTAAATAACGCTGGGTTTTCCAGCTTCATGTAGGCTTGATAGATCGCAACCTGTGCTGCATAAGTCTGGTTGGTACTCTCCAACCCATTGTTCCTGAACTCATTAAACTTTTTCTGGTTCGCGCTTTTGCATTCCCAGAGCATTGGGTACTGCCACTTGCTCGGACCATCCAAGATAACTCCATCGATGTGTCCAGCGATCTTTCCTTGCGCTACCGAGAAACCAAACTGGGATCCATCTTCCTTCTCTGTCTTGAGATCAATGCCAGCTTCCCTGATCCAGCCAATCGCCATGTCTTCAAATGAATGTCCCGCTTCAAATATCCGCAGTGTCTGCCCAGAAAATCCTTTGCCTTCATCTTTTTCCACCTGCTCGTAATTCCACTGGATCTGTCTTGAACATGGGTTGCCCAAGATGGATGCTCCAAGATAATTCCTTGGCGGTGTTTCTCTGTTTTTCTTAGTGAGTGCCAAGTCTATTTTTTTGTTGATGATGTCCGAGACATCACCAGATGCATAAGAATGATTCAAATCAATTGCCATTTTCTTCCTCTTTATTTATTGTTTTAGGCAGATAAACCAACACAAAAGATTCACACTCTGGGCACGACAGGTTTGTTTCCATAATATAAGTGTCGCTGTCTTCCACATCATGGTCGCCACCCCAGATAAGTTTTGTATTACAGTGCCAGCAGTTCATCAAAACGGAACCTCCCCTTGGTCAAATTTCATGTGCTTCTGGAATGAGTGTATAACCCTGTCTATTAAATCCAGTATTTCTTCCTTGGAGTAATCACTCATGGGTCGATCCATTCCCATGTATCCCACAAGCTCACCAAGATCCTTGATGGTTTTTTCCATCGCTACCTGTTCTTTCTTTTTAAAATAATCCATATCTTCTCCATCATTTGATTGTTCACGCCATTCTTTCTGGCATTTCATTGAGCAAAAAAAAACAAGCGACTCTTTATGTCCAAAGCAAAAGCCTTTGGTTGGGCTTGAGCACACTGGGCAAATTGTATTGTGTTCAATCATTTTTTTTATTTATTACATAGCCTAAAAAATTATAGCTTTGCCAAACTTTCGTCATGCTTCCCAATTTTCCTAATTCTTCATTCAGCTCATCTTCTTTTTTGCAAAACATGGATATGGACAATTGCAATTCCTTTTCCAGTATTTCTTCATCAGAAAAATTTTTTCTCTTTTCCTGTATGTGTAGCTTGTGGATTAAATGCTGTAACCTGCTATCGTTAAGATAAACCTTTTCTGCAATCAGGAAGATCGCTCCAGAATTAATCCTTTTTGCAATCTC